CGAGTATCCTGTGGGACGAGGAGACGAATGCCTGGAACTACCTGAGCAATTCGCCAATCGCGGTCAACACGGGCCTTTATAGAACGATTCCTGTGCTGTACCGCGGCATCAGCGTCATCAGCGATGCGGCTACAAAGGTGCCGTTCAGCATCTACAAGGGCGAGAACGAGTATGACACCTCCGACGATTGGGGGAACAAGGTCGGCGTATTCCCCAACCCGCGCAAGCTGTTCTGGCTCATCTCTCAATCTCTCGACCGATACGGGTGCGCGTACCTGCTCAAGACGCAGAACAAGGCTAAATACCCGAAAGAGTTGAAATGGCTGGCTCCCAGCACGATTGAGCCGGTACTGGATGAGAAGAACGGGCTGGTAGAGTTCACGCGCACGATCGGGACGAAGACAATCCAGATCCCGGTCGATGAGATGATCTACTTCTGGCTGCCTGACAGCGACGTGGAAGTGGGACCGCCGATGGCCTGGCCATTGAAGTCGGCATTATCCGCTGCGGGGGTGCTGGGGAACCTGAACGAATTCATCACCAAGTATTTCGAGCGGGGAGCAATCCGGCCGTTGATCGTCACTACCAAGAACATGCCGAACAAAGACGAGCGGGAGCGGATGGAGAGCTGGCTCAACAGGCTGATGGGTGGGATCAAGCGGGCGTTCACCTGGAAAGTGTTCAACGCCGACACGATGGACTTCCAGCAGATCGGTGACGGCCTCGACCAGCTCCAGAACCAGACGCTGACCGAAGACCAGCGCAGCGATGTGGCGCTGGCATTGGGCATCCCACAGACTATTCTATTCGCCAGTGCTGCCAACTACGCCACATCGCTGAGTGACCAGCGCAACTTCTACGATATGACCATCGTCCCGCGTGTGGAATTCATCGCCTCCACGTTCAACGAGCAGCTGTTAGAGCCGATGAAGCTGCACCTGGACTTTGACCCGAACAGCCTGGACATGTACCAGGAGGATGAGAAGGAGCGGTCGCAGTCTTTGTCGGCATACGTCACTGCGGGGTTCTCCCTGCTGATGGCCTGCGACGTGCTGGGCATTGACCTGACTGACGAGCAGCGGGCAGAACTGGAAGCGGAGAAGGCAGCGAAGGAAGAGCGGGCGCAGGAGATGGCGGAGTTGGCACGGCAGAAGCCGGAGGAAGAGCCGGAGAACGTCACGACCACACAGCCGCCGCAGTTCCAGGCCAGGTCGATGAGCGGCGACATGCGCTCCGAGCTGTCGAAGTGGTACAAGGTATCATCGAAGGCGCTGCGGGCTGGCAAGCCGCAGCCGGAATTCGAAAGTATAATCATCCCACCGGGATTGCACGGGGCAATCTCCGGTGCGCTGGAAGAGGCGAAGGAGCCGGATGACGTGAAGAGGGTATTTGCGGATCTGTTCCAGGAGCATTGATGGCACAAGTTCCCGACCGTGATGAGTTAGAACGCAAATTCGCCAGGGCATTGGCAAAGCTGTTCGCATCCATGAGCGGCGACCTGGTGGCAGGTCTGGGCGACCCGCCGAACATCGCCAACCTGCCCGCGGAATTCTGGGAAGAATTTGGAGCCGGCCTGTCAGCCGAGATGTACCCTTTTTTATCGAGCGTCTTCGTGGCACAGGCGGGGGCGCTGATAGCACAGACGAACCTGGGGGTGGATTGGACGCTGATCAACCAGGCGGCGGCTGATTGGGCGAAGCTGTACACCAATACGCTGGTGTCGCAGCTCACAGAGACGACCATCGAGGGGGTAGGCGAAGCGGTGGCCAGCTTCTTCGAGGATGCGCTGACCAGGGGCGAACTGGAAGATCTGCTGCTGCAATCGTTCGGACCTGTCAGGGCTGAGACAATAGCGGTCACGGAAGTGACCAGGGCGGCCAGCGAAGGGGAGCAGGCAATCGCGCGTGAGCTGGCGGAAGCTGGAATACAGATGATCCCGATCTGGCAGACGAATAATGATGAATTGGTGTGTGAGGAATTCGATGGCGGTCCAGGTTGCGTTCCCAGACATGGCCAGGTGATCGAAGATGGTATTTATCCGCCGCTTCATCCCAGATGTAGATGTTGGACTAACCACGAATTGCCGAAGGTGGAGCAATGACCTCCATCAAGATCAACGGCCTCGATGAACTGACCGCCAAGCTGAAGAAGCTGGAGGACCTGCAGGCGATTGCGCCTGCCTTACGCGCGGGCGCGTTACATGTGAAAGGCAAGATCGCCACGTACCCGCCCAGCAGCGAGGCGAACACGCCGAACCAGCGCCGGTGGTATGAGCGCGGCTATGGCTCTAAGTGGATGCGCGCTGACGGCTCCATCGGCGGGAAGAAAACATCCGAGAACCTGGGCAGGAAGTGGACCATAGGCGAACGCAACGCAGGGCTAACGCAGGTTGTGGGGAATAACGTCAGCTACGGTCCGTTTGTCCAGGATGCGGAGAGCCAGGCGGCGTTCCATAAGGCTCGCGGCTGGAAGACGGTGCAGGATGTGGTTGCTTCTGAGACCGATAAGGTTATCGCGATGATTTCGCAGGAGTTGGATAAGATCCTCAGTTCCTAACCTGTTATTCTGCTATTGCTTATTACCCTTTAGATTCTTACATTCTTTGTTCTTGTGTAGGCGCAATGACTCCCCCATTACACAGTTGTATGGTTGTGTAGGCTCCCTCGCACATTACGGATGAGGGACATCCTTTCTTATGCAGACCACCTGTTTTCACAGGACGGCTAGGTGGCGTTTGACCCTAATCTGCATAGCTCCCCGGCCTTCCGGCCGCCGCCGACGGTCGCTGGTGTGGTCACTAAGCAGCTCGTAAGCATACAGTAGCAGCCACCAGTCTCCCAGCACATCTAAGCTTTTATGCTGCATTGCCTTGCGCCTGGCTATTGAGCAGCTATGTCGTCCGGATGCTTTGACAGTTGCGGCAAGCGCATCTCTATCTAGCCGGGAAGTGTAGCGTCATTTAGTCGTGGTAGCGCCGCATTCCATAAGTCTCGGGCGGCAAGTCCCAACTGCGACTGCGAGACACAGCGCAGCCGGGACTTTTTCGCGTGAAGTAATTATAATCCAGTATGTGTACGGTGTCAAATCCGTGGTAAAATTGGTGTAACAATTCAATCTTTGCGCTACCAGAATAAGGCTGTGTGCCGAAAAGGGTAGGCGAAGAATACCGCGTTGATGGATGTACCTAAGCGCATTTTACCGAGTGATCGGTAGGATGCGCTTTTTTGTTTATCACGGAGGTGACTATGCCCGATGTAGCTGATTATGAAAGCGAAGATGAATGGATGGCAGCCTGCGTCCCAAAGAGAATTGACGAGGGCGATTCACAGCCAGAAGCCGTCGCGGTCTGCATGAACATGTGGGGCGAGAAGAAGAGCGCACAAAGTGTTGTCTTGGAGCTTATGGACAGATACGAAGACGCAACCAAGATGGGCTCGCGTCACAACCTGAGCGACCGGCAGCGCATCCGCACTATCCGCAGCCTGACATTGGAGCTGGAGCCGAATGACGTTGATGTGGCGCCAGAAGAGCCAGGCGAAGTCGTGCTGATCCCTGACCCGGAGAAGTCAATCGACACGCTGGTGGCATACGGGAACGAAGTCAAAGCCCTGGGTAACGGGCTGATCGGCGGCTATCTGGTGCGGTTCTCCGACGAGAACAGCCCTGACCTGACGGGCGACTTCTTCACCCGGGAGACCGACTACGGCGACGCAGATGGAGCGCCGGTCTATTACGACCACGGCATGGATGAGACGCTGAAGCGCAGACGGTTCGGCCGCGCGTCCCACAAGATGGATGACACGGGCATCTGGGCTGAGACGCAGCTCCAGCTCCGGGACGAGTACGAACAATATATCTACCAATGGGCTGAAGCCGGGAAATTGGGCTGGTCCAGCGGTACAGCCGGCCACCTGGTCGAGAGAGAAGAAGTAGACAAAGCCTGGCACATCACGTCCTGGCCGCTCGGATTGGATGACAGCCTGACGCTGCTGCCAGCCGAACCGAGGAACACAGTAATACCGCTCAAAAGCATGAGCGCGAGTTTACCGTCTATCCCTACCAACCTGAAGGCTGCCGCAGAGGCCGTGGGCGACACGGCGCGGAGCGAGGGCGAGGCAGAAGAGACGATCCCACCTAATTTGAAAACTGTGGAGGGTATTCACATGGAAATTACCGAAGAGAAATTAGCCGAACTTGTTGGTTCGGCTGTATCGCAGGGTGTGGAGCAGGCTCTTAAGTCCTTGCCTGCCGTCACTCCCGACATTGGCGTGAAGGTCACTAAGGATGAGGCCGATCAAGAATGGGCGCATCCTGGTGAATTCTTCAAAGCCGTCAAGCTGGCGGCCTATTATCCGAAGGAAGAAGATCCCCGCCTGCGATCGGTGAAAGCAACCGGCATGAGCGAGGGCGTTCCTTCCGACGGCGGTTATCTGCTCCCGCAGGAGACCGCAGCTGGCATCGTTGACCACATGCTGGAAGAAGGGAGCATCCTGTCCCGCATTTCGCTCGACAACGTGGCTGGAAACTCGATGACCTATAACGGCATTGACGAATCGACCCACGTCGGCAGCCTGTACGGTGGGCTGGTCGGCTACTGGCTCGGTGAAGGCGGAACCAAGACCTCCTCCAAGCCGAAGTTCTACCAGGTCGAGCTGAAGCTGAAGAAAATCGCCGCACTGTGCTATGCGACCGACGAGCAGCTCGAAGACACTCCGAACCTGCAATCGTGGTTGATGCGGACTGTCCCGTCTGTGCTGCGCTGGTACGTTGAGAGCGCAATCATCAGCGGAGACGGCAATGGCAAACCCCTGGGTATCACCGCCAGCCCGTGCCTGGTCAGCCAGGTGCGTGAAGACGCGAACGAGGTCAATCCGAGCGACTTTGCAACCATGTGGAGCCGCCGGTGGCTGGGAGCCAGCGATTACGTCTGGCTGGTCAACCCGACCGTGGCCGCACAGATGAACCAGTTTGCAGTCGGTACGTTACCGGTCTACATGCCTGGCAACAACATCACCGGGAAGCCGTATGCGACCGTATACGGTCAGCCTGTGATCGAGTCTGAGCATGTCGCAACCTGGAAATCAGCCGGGGACATCCTGCTGTGCGCATTGAGCCAGTATCAGGCCATCGGGAAGGGTGGAGTGCAGGCGGCAACCAGCATCCACGTAGCCTTCACAACTGACGAGACGGCCTTCCGGTTTGTTTACCGGATCGACGGACAACCGCTGTGGAATTCCGCAGTAACGCCCGAGAATGGCTCGACCTTCAGCCCCTTCGTTTCGTTAGCTGCTGCATCTTCATAAGGAGGTATGACATGGGTTTCAACGCTTTAGCTCTGTACGACAATATTGTTCCGTTGGTCCAGCCAATCGACGGCGGGACAACGGACTTCGTGACTCCCTACGTGAACTTGCAGGGAGCGCACAAGATTGCTTTCCTGCTTTCGTTCGGCGTAACGACCGAGGCTGCGACCACAGATGTGATTGACGTGACCGTCGATGGCGCGACCATCGAATCCGGCACGGAAGGGCAGGTTGGCTACAACTACCGCCTTTCCAGCGCCGTGACTGCCAACACCTGGGGCGCGGTGACTGCCGCAACTTCCGCCGGGATCGACCTCACCAAGAACCACGAGGGTATGAGCCTGTGGATCGAGCCCGACATGAGCGCGCTGTGGGCTGCGGATTACAAATTTGTCCGGCTCGCGGTGGCGCTGAACGCGTTCACCGTCTGTCTGGTCAGCGCAGTCGCGATTGTGGATTCGCGGTTCGGCATGACCACGATGACAACTTCAACCGCCTGCGCATCTTCATAAGGGGCGGACAATGAACCATGCGGGAGAGTACGCATTAGACGGATTTTCAATAGAAGTAGCGAGGTACGGGAGTGATTACCGCTCCCGTACCCTGGCTATCGTTGGGAGCCACCCCAAAGGGCTGGACGGCATACCCTGGGACGATCTCAGCCTTGAAGTGTTGCTGATGAACGAGGCACCGCTCAAACCGGAGAAATACCCGCGCTGGGATATGGCTCTCCAGATACACCTCCCAGAGGTCTATTCCAGCCCATTCAATTGGGTGAATTCGGGCTATTGGGATTGGCTCCAACAGAAGCGCGGGAAACCAATCTGGATGCAGGAAGTAGATGTGCGTGTCCCTGATTCGGTGAAATACCCGCTGGATGAAATCCTGGCCATGATCCCGTACCGCTACTTGCGGTCCAGTCCGGCGATGTGCCTGGCTCTTGGGATTTACCTGGGTTATGGAACGATATACATGTGGGGCAGTGAGTTGACCAGCAACACGGAATACACCTACCAGGCGACCAACCTGGCATTCTGGATCGGTTTCGCGCACGGGCGCGGGGTCGACCTGAAGCTGCGCTGCTGGCAGGATGAGTTCGACCAGCTGATATACGGCTATGAAGGCGAGCTGCAATTAGGGAAAGACTTCTTCGTGGACCGCCAGGCGGAGCTGCAATCCACCTGGGAGAACAACGAAAAGGCAATGCTGAATATTCGAAACAAGATGGAAACCGAAATGATGGAGTCGAAGTTCGACAAGGTGGGCGAGACATCCATCAACCTGGAGAATGCGGCAATGGCAGCCGGGGAACTGTCTGGCATCCTGCGGGAAATATCCATGTATGCCGATCGGGATGTACCCATCTCGCGCCAGGAGTTTGAGCGCAGGGCTGCCCAGGCGCAGCAGGACGGCGACAAGATACGCACTCAAAAGGACATGGCAGCCGGCAGGTGTGAGTACGCATGGAACGTCTGGAGGCAGTCCGGGAAGCTGGATGCGCTTCAACAGCTGCGCAAGTTTCTGCGCGAAAAGACGGATCTGGCATACGAGATCGGTGTCAAATACGGAACATATCGAGAAAACATTAGCCTTATGGCTGAATACGACAAGCGGCTGAATGCCGCTGGCGGGGTACGAGCATTGGGAGACCCGTCAAAATATGCGCTGCTCCATCGGCCTGAATTGGCCGGAGTAGGTCAACAGGCGGGGTGACTCTCCACCCCGCCTGAAGGTAGATTGGAGGAATTATGAATGCAATAGAAGTTCGGGACAGAAGCACCAATCGGGCTGACCGCTATCAATTAGAGGCGAAAATTGCCGGTACTGTGTACGATGTGGGTATTGCAAATGGAGCAGATGCGATCGCCGGAACCAGTCCAGGCGCCTTGGTATCAGCGAGTGCGCTCGGATCTGCGTATGCAGCCATGCCGCCCGTTGAATTCGCACGCGGCACGACTACCGCGATCCGGGTAGGCAATTGGGTAGGGTCTGCCGCAATGGGCAGCGCACATGTATTCGCTGCTGTAATGGATAAACACTCGGACGGGCAGCTGGATGTCATCGCCGCTTTCGGTGAGTCTCCTGCTGACCTGACCAGCGCGTACAGCGCAAAAGTAGGGCGCTTCCGCCATGTCATCAACGGCATTACAGCCAACCATGAGACCTACGGCCTGGTCGGGCAGGTAGTTGCCAAGAATGTGACCTTTGCGCACCTGCATGCTGGACTGATGGGAACATTCGAGGTTAACACCGCCGCCACCGTCAACTCCGCTTACGTCTACGGCACGGCGGGCGTGATGTCTCGCCTGGGCGTGGGAACGAGCGCCCTGACATGCACGAAGGACATTTGCGGTTTCTCCGCAGTCTACAACGGCGGGGCATTGGTGAGTGGCGGGGCTTATGCCTACGGCGCGACCAGCACGACCGCCACGACCTGGGGCGCACTCCTGGCTGCTGACAAATGCGATAACTTGCTATATGCCGCCACTGGAACAGCCTATGAAAGCGGTGTGAAGATCGCCTCGATCACGATTGACGATGCAGACGGCGCAGCTGGTGTTGTTCGTGTCAACGTCGGTGGAACGCTCTATTTCATCCCGCTATACGTCGCTGGTGATCTGACTGGAGAATGATGAACATTACGCGTGAGGCGATCCAGAACCGGCTTGACCGGTTGGTAGAGGAGTACGAACAGGCGAAAGCCAATATGCACGCCTATGAAGGTGCAATCCAGGAATGCCGATACTGGCTGAACGAGCTGGATATTGAGGACAAACAGGAAGAAAGCGAGGGTGAGTAATGGCAACTGGCGATTACTGCACATTGGGCGAGCTGAAGGCCAGGTTATGGCCGACCGGGACCACCCCGGACAGTGTCGAAGATACCCTGCTCCAGAACGTGATCGGTTCTGTCTCCAGGTGGATCGATAACTACACCGGGACCCGCTTCTACACGACCAGCGCGGATGAGACACGCTATTACTCCGCTGACGATGGCGATAGCCTGTTCCCGGATGATGACATCATATCTATCACCACCCTGGCAACTGACAGCGCGGGCGCGCGCACGTATGCGGATACCTGGACGGTGGATACTGATTTCACCGTGGAGCCGTACAACTACTCGGTGAACAGCACGCCGATCAGGTGGATCGAGGTCGCGCCACTAAGCAGCTACTACTTCCCGGTCGGTAAAAAGACTGTGAAGATCATCGGCAAGTTCGGCTACTGCACAGCCGCCAACGAGCCTGACCCGGTGCGAGAAGCCTGCCTGATCCAATGCGCCCGCATCTGGAAGCGCAGGGATGCACCATTCGGGGTAATCGCGAACCCGCTGGGGACGATGAGCAGCATCAGCACGCTTGACCCGGACGTGAAGCAATTACTGGACATCTACCGGAGGCTGGTATGAGCCTGATCGGTATCATCCAGGCCATACAGGACACGATTGGTGCAGTGACCGGCATCCGGGCGGCGCCTGACTACCCGCCTGAAAATCTTAACAGTATATTTCCGTTTTCGGTGTGCTACCCGGAGAGCGGGACGTACACCGAAGGGCCGGGCGGTGTATCGGCTTACAAGGCGCTGCACAACATCAAGCTGCAGATCCATTTCGGCCGGGCAGACCTGCCGAAGTCGGTTGAGACGGCGATTCCATACGGCGATTTGATCGCTAAGGCGCTGCTGATTGATCCACAGATCAACGACTCGTGTGACACATTTGACGAGATCCTATACACCTTCGGGCCGCTGGCCTGGGGAGAGCCAGCCATACCGACCATCGGCTGGGACTTTACTTTGACCAATGTCAAAGAGATTGAGAGTACATCGTGAGCAATAACGGCACCAAGTTCAGTGTGTTGAAGAGCTGGCCGGTCGCAAATTGGGAATGGCCCAAGATTGCGGTATTTGTGCCCATGGTCTCGGCGCTGCCGTATGCGGATAATGTCTTCTTCAACTTCCTGGAGATCGCCCAGGGAGGCGTACCGTTCTTCAGGCTGCCGTATGCCCGGACAGATGTGGCACGGAATAGAGGCGCACAGGCGCTTCTCGACAGCGAATTTACGCACATCCTGATGCTGGACAGCGACCATCCGCACCCGATTGACATTGTGCAGCGGTTGGCGCGCCGGGTAATCGAAGACCCAGAGAGGCTCGTGGTAGCGGCGTTGGCATTTCGCCGGGGTGAACCGTATGATCCTCTGGTGTGGGTCAAGAAAGACGACGGGGTATATGCCGTCGTGGAATGGGAAGAAAACAGCCTGATCGATGCGTACATCGTCGGCACGCCTGCCATGCTGATCCACCGCAGCGTGTTCGAGCAAATCAGCAAGCCATGGTTCTACTACGATTACACGGAAATCAACCAGCCGAACTTCTCCTGGCCCACTGAGGATGTCGGGTTCTGCAAGAAGGTCTGTGAGGCGGGGATACATATCTACTGCGATACCTCGATCGTCACACCGCACATGCGATCGGTGACGGTGGATGAGAACACCTACCGCACCTGGCAAGCGGTCCACCCGGAAGAGCAGGCCGACCCACTGATTGAGCGGAAAGCCATGTCGATTGCCAACCTGCTGGGGCTGACGCCTGCGGAGCTGACCAGGCAGGTTCAGGACGGCGGGCTGAATGTGAACGAAGCCTGGAACGAGAAGAACCCGCAGACTGCTGAGGAAGTAAGGGAATTCTACGGCAAGCGGGATAACGGCTACTTCCTGGACCTTCTGTATTGGAACACCACGCAGTTCTATAAGACGATTGTGGAGCCCCTGCGCAGCTACAGTGGGAAGAACGCCCTGGTAATAGGTCCTGGGATCGGCGGGGAGATTGACCAGCTGCTGGATAATAACAGGGTTGTTGTCAAAGAACTGCCTGGCGCAATGAAAGATTGGCTGTTCGATTTCTACGGCGACAAGATTGAGGACTTTTACGAGACGAACGACGCACCGGATTATGACCTGATCGTGGCTGTGGATGTGATCGAACATATCCACCCGGATGAACTGGAGACGTTTCTGGAAACGATTGGCGAAATATTGGCTCCAGGTGGTACGTTCTACTGCCACTGCAACTTTGGGCAGCGGGATCTATACCCGATGCACTACTGGCAGAACGAGGACATATTCAACGCCTGGATTGGCGAGAATTTCACGAAGACCGGCGACTACTCTTACCAGAAGATCGCACAAGAGGTGATGGCATGAAAGGCACGGTAATTTACAAATACATCGGCAGCGGCGCATCGCTGCCGGGAGTTCCGGCACGCGACCTGACTGAAAAGGAGGCGCTGTTCTACGATGTGAAGCGGCTCCTGGGCAGCAAGCTGTATAAGAAAGAGACCAGGCATGAACGAGCGCCGGTTGATGTTCATTTCGATGAAGATATGGAGGTGTAACAATGGCGTATGGAATTAAGAAGCTACGAAAGCTCCAGCTCGGCAGGGAGACGACTGCAGGCACCAATACGGATGGGACTACCATTTGGCGCGGAACCGGCACGATCGAAAACGTGCTGGACATTATCCACATCGATGAGGATGTTGGCTACATCACGACCATAGCCAGAACGGCGATTCCGAAGAATGTTGCCTCATTGGAGCTGGAGGAAACGCCAGCGACCTTCGAGCAGTTCAAACATATCCTGGAAATGGGTGTGTTGACCACCACTCCGACCACGGACGGCGGCGCAGGCACGGGCAAGGTGTACACCTATACCATGCCGACCACCATCAGCACGGTGGGGACGATCAAGACGTACAGCATCGAGGGCGGCGACAATGCCGGGCAGGAAGAGGCGAGTTACTTCTTCTGCAAGTCGTTCAACCTGAGCGGCGAAGCAGGCGGCCCGTTGAACATGAGCGCCAACCTGATGGGCAAGTCGGTCACCACGACCACCTTCGCCACCACCGCAACCCTGCCTACCGTCGAGACGATCCTGTTCAGCAAGGGTACGCTGGCGATCGATACCGCGGGCGGCACGATGGGATACACCAACAAGGCGGGTACATTGCTGGCCGCCAACCTGGATGTAGAGACCGGATACAAGGAAATCTACACCGGGGACGGGGCGCTGGCGTTTGGCTTCATTAAGAATACCGGGCCGAAAATCACCCTGGATGTCACCTTCGAGCATGAAGATGTCGCTATCGCAGAGATCGCAGCCTGGCGCGCCGAGACTGTGCGCCTGATCGAGCTGAAGTTCATCGGCTCCGCATTTGCGACCGCTGGAACGAGCTACACCTACAAGACCTTGAAGGTCAGCTTGGCCGGGAAGTGGGAGAGCTTCAGCAAGATCGGCGAGAAGGACGGGAACGACATCGTGGTGGGTACGTTCTACCCAGAATACGATTCCACCTCCGGGAAGTTTGCCGAGTTTGTGGTGGTGGATTCTGAGGCGAGTATTCCATGAGCGATGAGTTTGAGCCGAAAATAAGGCCAGACATCAAGCGGCTGGCTGAGATAATCACCGTCGATGAATACTTCAAGCTGCGCGAAAACGATATTGCTTGCATTGTCGATGCATTGAGCCAGTTTATTGTCGGTGAGGATGGCAACTATCTCAGCCAGGAAGCCGGGCGGGCGGTTCTCGGAAAGATCAAGCTGAAATCAGTGCGAGGCTTGTTTGACAGATTTATGAGCGAGACGGAGGAAATCGCCGTCCCTTTAGCGAGCGAGATAACCTCAGCCTTGCCCTGAAAGCTGAGGTCGCCACCGCTCCCTGGTGGGTTGTCGCATTGGAAGCCGCAGAACATATCCCGCCCTGGGAGATACCCGGTAACTGGTTCGTCTGGTGGATGCGCTGGAGCATACTGCGCGACATGAGAATTGAGGCGCACAAAGAGGCGGCTAAGAAATCTAGGAGAAGCAGGAGATAATGGCATCTAAGCTAGAAATCCTAATCGATGTCCTGCTAGGAAAATCAAAGGCCAATCTCGACAGTCTGAATAAGAGCCTGAAACAGACTGGTGATGCGGGCGAGAAGTCTTCTTCTCAATTGGGCAAGACGGCTAAATCGATCGCGTCTACGGTCCTGCCTGCCGTCACCGCGGGCGCAGCTATCATGGCGCTGGGCAAGTTCCTGGGTGATTCGGTAACGGAGGCCGCAGAAGCGGAGAAGATCCAGGCGCAACTCGGTGCCGTACTGGAATCAACAGGTGGTTCTGCCGGGATGACATCAGATGCGGTCAATCGTCTGGCGACCGAATTAAGCAATATGTCCGGGGTGGAAGACGACACCATCGTGAAGGCTGAGGCTATGATGCTGACCTTTACGAAGGTCGGCGAGGATGTTTTCCCCCAGGCGATTGAAGCCGCACTCAATCTATCCAGGGCATACGGGATAGATTTACAGAGTGCTGTATTGATGGTTGGTAAGGCGCTGAGTGAGCCTGAAAAAGGCATGGGAATGCTGACCAGAAAGACAGGCGAGCTTACCGACGAACAGAAGAAGTTAATAGATTCGTTCATGGCCGTGGGTGACGAAGCCAGCGCGCAGATGGTCATTCTCGGCAAACTGGAAACAGCGGTGGGGGGTGCTGCCGAGGCTTATGGTGAGACATACGCCGGACAGGTCGATAAACTGAGAAATGCCTGGGGGAACTTCAAAGAGGAAGTAGGCGGGAAGGTCATTCCAGTATTGACCGACCTGCTAGAAGCACAGAATCTAGGAACAGAAGCCGCTAATTTGATGAACGAGGCTATTGATGCTGGCCTCATCACCATGTGGGAGGGCATGAGCATCCTGGATGAGTACGGAAGGAACACCGAAGGATCGGCTAAGGCGATAGAACACTTCAACGACATATTGGAGCCGCACAACAGGATGCTAGAGGCTCAAACTGGCTGGATGGGGATGATACCCGAAAAAGCAGGTCCAGCCTCCGCAGCAATTGACGACCTGGCTGGTTCAACAGAAGAGGCTGGAGAAGCAGCGGAAGACGCAAAGGTTGCGTTTGATGCATGGGCCGACGGACTGAATACCAATCTCGCCAACTCCATCGACAATACATTAGAGAAATTAGACTGGCTCATGGCTGGTGGTGATAAGCTAAACGAGAAATTTACCGCAATCAATCAGGCGCTAACTCTTGGAGAAATAACGCCCGAACAAGCCAAAACATTTTTTGAAAGTCTATATGTCGAAGCGACGCTGCTGGAAATGAGATTGGGGCAGATCAGCATCGGGGATGCCGCCGAACAAATCGCAGAACAACTCGGGATTGCCATTGAGCAGGCAGAATTGATTATTCGCGCTGGCAAACCAGCAATCATTCCAATAAAAGTAGAACTAGAACAGCCAATCGACGAGCTGTACCAGCAGCAGCTCAATCAATTCATCATCACCGATGCCCAGGCCAAGTCGATGCTAACACCGCTTAATTCTGAAATCGATACAATAACACAGAAGGTCGAGGCATTGGCGACTGACAGGGACTTCACCATCGAGATGGGCGCCAACGAGCCTTACATGGACGACATCGGTAATAAGTTGGATGTCCTGTCAGAAGACAGGAAGTTCAATATGACGATGGTGGCTAATAAAGCCTATATGCAGGAGATTCTCAATCTGGTAAATGCCATCGATAAGGATCGTTCCTTCACGATCACGGCCAATTATGTGACCACAGGCACGCCGCCTGGCGGCCAGCACGGGCTGAATATGATCGTACCGCCTGGCTATCCTAATGATTCGTTCCTGGTGGCAGCTTCATCCGGCGAGCGGGTGAAAATCACACCCGGTGGCGGCAGCGGCACTTCTGTTTCAGCTTATAGAATGAGCGAAAGCCCGGTGGTGGTCTACTACTCCCCCATGTTCTCACTGACCGATCGGGAGCATGTCGAGACCGAGCTGATCCCGATTATCCAGAAAGCGATCAGGCGCTATGGCTAAGTACGGCAGCTTCAAATATGGGACAACCGAACAGTACGGAGCATCGGCGGCAACAGTAGCGGGAGAAGTCACCTGGGTGCTTCAATTCGATTGGGCCGGCACTGGTTCATTCGATGGAACGAACGAAGCCAACCGCCTGGTAGATTTCCGCTTGAAGCGCGGCAACGAGCAATACATAAACACCAGCGGCAGGGGATTCGCGGGATCGAGCGGCGGCACGGCGACGCTGATCCTGGACAATTACGACCGCCGCTTTGACCCACGCAACGCAGCCAGCCCATTGTCACCGAATGTAGACACAGGCAAAGAGGTATATATTGGTATCGTCGTCAACGCCACCCAGACCCGCTATGACATCCTGCGCGGGCAGATCGGGGATATTCGCCCGATCAGCGGCAAGCAGCAGGTGCGGATCACCGTGCTGGATTATATGTCGGTGTTGGAGAATACAAGCTGTGGGGATAACGCCAGCGGGATGATGCTGACCATCACGAGCGCATTCCAGAAGGTGCTGCACAGCGTAAATTTCAAACCCGGACAATCAATTGAGACCGATGCGCAGCCTGTCCCGATATTCGATGTCAGCAACAAGAACGCTGGAAGCATTTGCACCGGACTGGCCGAGGCTGCGCTGGGCTATTTCTTCGTGGACAAATACGGTACAGCACGGTTCTATGGTCGCAACCACGCATCGTATACCGACCACACTATCGGTCAGGCTGAAGTGCTGAAGAATATCATCGTCAGCCAGCCCTGGGATTATATCTTCAACCACATCAGCGTGAAGGCTAAGAGACCGATCAAGAAGCAGCCATCGGTGATATATTTCCTTCCCAACCCGGTGTATATCGCATCAGG